CCTGACGGCCACGGCTGCAGAGGAGGCAGTCTTTGCTGTGTCGAAAGACCAGCCACGCAGGGTCTATGTGTACAAGTTCCTGTTCCAAGGGGACAACAAGCTGCAAAGCGCCTGGGGCTACTGGGAGACCAACGGCGGCAAAAGCGTGATCGGCGTTGACTTGATCGACAGTGATCTGTATGCCGTAGTCCAGTACTCCGATGGTGTCTACCTTGAGAAAATGGTGACCAACCCTGAGACCGTGGATGCAGGCACGACGGTCGAGATGCTGTTGGACCGCAAGGTGACAGAGGCCAGCTGCTCCGTGGCTCTGACGACACCGTCTGGTCTCGATGTCCAGAGCACCATCACCCTGCCGTATCCCATCAACACCAGCCTCAGCAACATGGCAGTGGTTGGTCGGTTCTACGCCGGCAACACCTTGATGCACGGCCAGGTGGTTCAGGTGCTGTCGTCCACCGCTACTGGTGGCGCTGGTGGCAACGGCACCCTTACGGTCCGCGGCAACCTGACTGGCGCCAAGTTTTACGTGGGCGAGTTGTACGACATGCTGTACGAGTTCAGCACCCAGTATCTGAAGGAGCAGCCCCCTGGCGGCGGCATGGCTGTGATCGCAGGACCCAAGCTGCAGCTCCGCACCTGGACCATGCTGTTTGACAAGACGTCGTCGTTCAGCATCAAGGTCACCCCCCGTGGTCGGGACACCATGACGTACCCGTACACCGGGCTTGAGGTTGGGGACGCGGAGATCAGCCTGGGTGAGCTGGCTGTGCGGACTTCCAAGTTCCGGGTGCCGGTGATGGCCCAGAACATCGAGGCCAAGATCGAGGTGGTGAGCTCCAGCCCCCTGCCCTGTCGCCTCCAGTCGGCAGAGTGGGAAGGTTATTACCACACCCGAGCTGCACGCCTGTGACGTCCGCCTACACCAGGCCCACCAGGGTTGCTGACATCCCTTACGTGGCGGAGTTTATGCGGGAGGAGGACGTTGCAGAGGTACGTGCGTTCTCAGGTCACACGCCCCAGGAATCCCTGCTTCATAGCTTCTTCCAAGGTGATCCCTGCATGACCATGATCGGCAGGGACGGCAGGCCCATGGGCATGTGGGGCGTCGTTCCGCAACGATCCGACGTCGGTGCCATCTGGATGTTGTGCACTGACGACCTGGTCCGGGATCGCCTTAATTCCATGCGGTTCCTGCGGGAAGCCAGGACCCACCTGGATCGGATCCAGCGTCGCTACAAGGTCCTTTTCAATTTCGCAGATGCCCGTAACCTGGTACATATCAAATGGTTGCGGTGGATGGGGTTCACCTTCATTGCGTCGCATCCCAATTTCGGAACAGAGGGTCGGCTGTTCTACGAGTTCGCGAGGATCTGAACCATGTGTCCAATGGCTCCGGCAATGGCATTTGCGATTGCCTCTGGCGTCCTGACAGCTGGCCTTGGCATCGGTCAAGCGGTGACTGGTGCTCAAGCGGCCCAGCAACAGGCAAGCTTTGCCAACGCCCAGGCTCAGCAAGGCTTTGCGTTCCAGCAGATGCAAGCCAGCTCTGCTCGGAACTTCGAGCAGATGAAGGCCAACCAGCAGGAAGAGATGATGCGGATAAATCGCTTGATGGCTGACAACGCTTACGCCAACGACATTGCAGCCTTTAACACCAGGCAAATACAAGAGACTGCAGCTGCCAGCCAGGAGCAGCAAAAGGGCGCCATTGCTGGAGCCAAGGCCAGGGGCGAAATTTACGCATCCGGAAAGCTGGGCAACACAATCGACAACTTGGCCGCAGACTTCCGACGACAGCAGGCCCAGTACGACTTTGCAACCAGCCAGAACCTGGCGTTTACTGGCACCCAGATCCAGCTACAGAAACAAGGGGCCGCGGCCGAACGTGGGTCCAGGATTGCCAGCCAACAGGCTTACATCAAGCAACCGGTGCTGGATCCCCTGGAGCCCATTTACCAGGCCAAGCCGAGCATGACGCCGTTCATCTTGCAGGGGGCTGGGGCCGTGTTGTCTGGCGTCAACACAGGGTTCAGCAATTACAAGAACAGTCCAAACTCCTGGAAGCCAAAGTCGGAAGGTGGAACCTGGACCCCACCTGCGCCCAAGAAAAAGGAATAACCCATGGCACGCCTCTCTACCGGTCAGACCTACGGCGAAGCAAGCCGGGCCACAGCGGCTCAACTGCTGGGTGGCATCCCCGTGGATGCGTCTATGGGCGCCTTGGCCCAGGGCTCCATCAATGCCCCGTCGTTGCAGCCAAAGGCTGCACCAGTCGAGACATTTCAACGGGTGGGCGCACCGACGCTTGGCGGGGCCCCTCAGTTCTTTGCGCCACCCAAGCTGCCGGACCCTGGCCAAGACCTGGCGAACTTGGCCCGAAGCCTGGGCGGATTCAGCTCCACGCTCCAGAGCTTCGGCGAAACGTTTCTTGCGAACAAGCAAGAGCAAGAAAAGAAGAAGGAAGCATCATCGGCCGCCTTCGTTGGACAGACAGCCAAGTACGGCCCTGCCCGGGGCATGGCTGACCTTGCCGCCAACCTTGAGAAAGCTGCGACCCTTGGCGACGCACAGGCGGCCAAGCACCTGCAGTACGTCAAGGAGCAGATGAACTCCTCGTACGGCCGCTATTTCCTCGAGCGGTCCATCGAGCAGAACGCGATCTCGAGTGCAGCGCTGTCGCTCCCGGATCAGATCGCGGCTACCGCCACCATCCAGGTTGACGGCAAAGAGGTCGATTTCAAATCCTTGCCGACGACAGACCCCAGGTACCTGGCTCACCGGGACAAGCTGCTGTTTGGTGGCGTGCAGATGACGACGCAGGGCTACGCCAAGAACCAGCAGCTGATTTTGCAGGCCACGTTGCAGGCCGACGAGGTCCATCGCAAGGCTTACAACACGGAGCAGGACGGCAAGAAACTTACCCAGTTCACAGTCAACAGGTACGCCACTGCTGACAATCTGAGGCAGGGGCTGAGGAAGGGAGGGGACGCAGGGCCCATTGCGTTCAAAACCAGTCAAGAGATCACCAAGCAGCTCGAGCAACTCAAGTTGCTTGGTCTTTCACCAGAAGTATTAAAGAAAGAAACCAATGAATATCTGGAAAAGTTTGGCATGAATTTTGTTACCTCATTAAAAAGAAACAATCAACTGATTGACAACATTGACGAAGTTCTTGGCACTGTCTTTAGAACCGTATTTACTGGCCCGATAGAGGAGCGCATGAGCAAGGAAGGCAAACCAAACAGGAATCTATTGCTTTACAACGCGCTTGGCGGCGAGTCGTATCTGGACCAGCTGCTTGCAAAGACAAGGGCTGCCCAGCTTCAGAGCTACAGCCAGCAGGGCCAGGTGGCTTCGATGCAGGCGCAAGAGGACTACAACACCCGCCGGATGCAGGCCGAGAAAGACGGCACGTTCAAGGATCCCGCAAGAACCACAGCATTTATTGAGCGGGAACGCCTGGCCGCTCAAGCCATTCCTGGCTACCAGGACAGGACCGCGTTGCTTGGCGTCATTGACGCAGAAGAAAAGAACCTTACGGAGGCCGTGATCAAGCCACGTCAGGAGGAGACAGCGGCCAAAATTGCCAGCCTGATGGTTGGCACCGAAAAGGACGAGGCCGCCCGCAACCGCCTGTCGGCCGATCTCGACGTCAAGCTCCGGCGCAAGGAGATTTCCGTCGCCGACTACGAGAAGTACAAGCTGGCCATCGCAGCCCAAAGCAATAAGGACGTACGGAGCTACGACAAGGACATCAAGGACCGCATGGACAGGGCTCTCAAGGATTGGGACCAAAAGAGCAAGAGCTCCAACTCGTACAACGGCACAAGCACCGTCGGGTACGAAGACAACGCCAGGTGGAAGGCGTCTTCTCTGATGCTCACAAAGTCCCGGGAGGTTGTGACGCAAGCTCTGAAGGAAGGCAGGGACCCGATCGAAGCCTTGAACAAGACGTGGGCCAACAACAACTGGGGCCTGCGCGATTACAAGGACGTCGTTGGGTCTCAACCAGAGATGTACAAGTCCAGCGCTGAGCTGATCAACAGCAACACCGGTTGGTTCAGCCGCAACGCCATCGGACCCCAAGCGGCCCGCAACCTGGCGGGTCAGGCCAACAAAAGGCGGTTGTACAAAGAGGCCCCGTTTGTTGCCGACGTCGACCTGTACCTGGAGGGCCGGCCAACGGAAAACTTCAAAACCTTGCTGAAGACAACCAGCAAGCCGTCCGTGCTGATCTTGAGGCAACTGCAGCTGCATGGCATCGACGCTGACCCGGCGATGGTGGATCGGCTCAAGGCCCTGGACGATCAAAAGATTTCAACAGCACCCGCACCCCGTCGTCGGACGACGCCCCAGCAGAACAACGCCCTGAACGGCATCCAGATTGCAACAGGTGCCGTGAGCAGGGTCCTTAACCCAGTGCAGGCGCTAGGCAGCACCCTGGTCCCTGCAGCGCAGGCTCAGACGGCACCGCCGCCGCCACAGGCCCGGGACATGTCGATGTTCTACGCCGATCCCGGGCCGAAGCCTAAGGCGACACAGGTGGCAATGGCGCCACCACCACCCAGGGCCAAGCCCAAGCCAGCAACCAGCCAAAGCGGAAGCATGACGGGCCTCG